AGAGTGCAAAGAACCGCATGAAGCAATGGCCTATTACCTTCAAGGATGATGCGGAGTCTACCCTTGACTCCTTCCGTGCCTTTCTCCTCCAAGAGCGGGCAAAGGGTGAAATCGGTCTCGCAGTCATAGACTACCTTCAGCTCCTCTCCGCTCCAGGTTATGACTCCCGCGTGCAGGAGGTGAGTTATCTCAGCCGTAACCTTAAGCAAATGAGTCTTGAGCTTGAGATTCCCATCCTCGCCCTTTCTCAATTGAACCGAGCGCTAGAAACGCAGAACCGTAAGCCTATGCTTTCTGATCTCCGTGAGAGTGGGTCCATTGAGCAGGATTGCGACTCCGCCTTTCTCCTTAGTTCCGAGGATGATGACAACCCACTAAAGGAAAAGATTCGCTTTCACATCGCCAAGAACCGAGGCGGACAAAATGAATTGGTTACCTATTTGATGTTTGAGAAATCCCTGGGGCGCTTTTCTCCCTATCAAGAACCAAGGTTAAACGACGGGTGAACTACAGAAGGTTACATAAAGACACAAAAAGCCCCCTCTCGTCTCCAAGAAGGGGCATAGAAAGCGTTTTGATTATTGGTATCGATAATTGCGTGATCTCAAATCAAAACGCTTTTTAGGTGGGTCTACGGGGCTAATTCAGTTTTCTCCTTTTAATACATTTCCTCGATCAACTTGGTAAGGTCCCCAACGGTTGGCCCGCCCATAGCTTTGGACCACGCTCTTGCGTATACATCAGTGCAATCCATTGGAGCGTCATATTTTTTTACCCTTTGAGATACCCAAAGGAATGCGTTTTCTTTAGCAATACCCGCAGATATCGCTTGCTTTATAAGTTCCTTAATTTCGCTCATATCGTTTTCTCCTTTCTCTTATTCCACCACTCGATCAACCTGGGCGCGCATTTCATGGCAACGAAGATTGCCAGCCCAAGCGCGAGACGCGGAAGCATGTCGTTGTCAGTTTGTTTCGCCATTGTGATAAACCCCTGAGTTTTCTCTTATCATTCTTAAGCTCTGAAACACTACCTCATGAAAGTGTTTATCTGCTTTATCGATTTCCTCGCTGGAATATCCATCCTTCATAAGGTTCTCGCGGTCATGCTTCATCGCTATGCGGATGACTAAATCGTGAAAGCGTTTCTCCTCGCTCATCCTTCACCCCCCTCTACCTTGGCGAGTACCTCGCGGAGTTTGTCGCGGTCTTCAATATCCGCCTCTCCCATAACGACAAGTTCATTCAGCACTTTCTCGAATAGCTTGCATTGAGCTAGAAGATCCGGAGCCGCCGCGATCAATCGCGCGTTGGCGTGGTGTACTTCTCTCGCGATCTTACTGCCGCAATGGGACGCAATGTCTCGATGCACATTTTTGCGCGAGAGATATGTATGCCACGGTCCTGGCGTGAATGTGGCGCGTTTCTCTTTTGTTAAGTTCATCATAATTTTCTCCTTTGTTATTTAGTTGAATTGTATAAGCGCTTGCCTCGCGCGTTTCTCCTTACGCTTAACGCGGGCCGTTTCACGGCCGCCGTTTCTCGTATCGCGTTCCCGTCTTTCCTTGCGTGCTTTCTCTCCTAGCTCGATCAATCGTGCTAAAGCTTGCGGGAAAATGTCGCTTGCGTGCTTCATGCGAGTTTCTCCTTTATTGCTTTGATGATATCCGCGAAGGTATTGGATGAGATGATATGCTCCTTGTCATCGTGTAAGCATTCATGCTCTTTCTCGCCCTCGCCAAGTTCGCGCTTCCATAAGTGATAACGCTCGAAAACCTCATTGTAGGATTCTCCGCCATGATCGCTCATTGATTCGATGTAATCCACGCCAAGGGTAAATCCATGCGTATAATGCCCCCAAAAAGGGAAAGAATCATTATGCCATGATATATCTTCAAATCCTAGTTTCTCTATTTCATCCAAGCGGAAATCACTTGGTGCAATCCAATCGGGATGTTCTTCTTTGTAGCTCATTTCTCCCCCCTTTCATCCCAACGCTTGCAGAAATCTTTAAGCCATTTCCTTTGCTCATCGTTGAGGGTAAGTTGTCCGCCCTCTAATGACTCAAAGAGAATAGCTTCAGCGCTACAATCTTGGTTCTCCACATATTCACGCGGTAGGTTCTCAACCAACCAATCGGTGTATTCGTTTTGTAGTTTCTCGATATCCATTTGTCTTATCTCCTTTTTAATTGTTTTAATTTGATCCACGCCCCCACGATCAAGTACGGACCCCAAAAGATTGCTAGTAGTTGTAAGAATGTCATTTCTTTTGTCTCCTTTTGTAGTTTATAAAGTCACAACGAAACCGCTTGAATCTTTCTTGGCATCGCCCTTTTCGACTAAGCCAACAACGCATCCTTGCGGATCAAGAAAGCGTAAATCGGATTGATCTCCATCGATTACCTTTCTCGATTCCCATTGCTTTGGTAACTCATTGCGAAATACCACCGCGACATTACCACCCATTGCCAAAACAAGACGCGCTTGTTTATCGTTGGATTCCGAACGCGAAAAAGTAAGGTGGTAATTTCTTGGCATCTCACCATTTAAGTATTTCTCCATCCGCTTGAATCCTTTTGTGTAATCGTAAAAGGTAACTTGAGGAAACTTCTCAAAGATATTCATGCCATCATTGCAACGGATGTTTTCCCAAGGAAGATCGCTTGTAAGGTTTAAACGAAAGCATGGTTTCAAACCTTTCTTTTCTGCACGATTGCAAGCGCTTTTGATCTCCTTTACTAGATTGCAAAGAAATCCTTCCTTGTTTTCAAAAAACAATCGCGTCTTATTAATCCGCGAGTCTTGAATGCTTTTCATCTTTCCGCGTCCGCTTGTATTCAAGCACGCCATTGCGCATCCTTGTGAAGCCCATGCGCAAACATTATATCCGCTTACATCACTTGGTGCGAAATGGATTCCTTGTGTCATGTATCCGAACTTCTCACCTTTTATTATCTTAGCGTTACCGCTTGTTAATATTTTCATAATTATTCTTTTGTTTTACGAGCTTGGCGGAATTGCCTCGCTCATTGGATTTGCACACAAAACAGGAAATTTAATTCCATGTCAAGCATCAAACTACAAAAAGTGTAAATGTAGTTTATACGATAGGGAAGGGAAAAGGGTTAAGACGGAAAGATTCATTTCTACTCCGACATGAAAAAATCAAGTATACATCAACGCATCATGATATCTTGATGCGATTAAGAAAATTGATCGCTTGTCCCCTTGGTTCCGTAATCGCAAATCCTTGTGTTTTAGCGGTTCCTGGCGTGTAAATCTACTTGCGGAAACGCGGAAGCCCCCATTTCTAGGGCTTTAGCAGTATATTAAAAAACAACTGCTAAGGAAAAAACCGCCGATATTGCCCTATTTCTAGCGGATAGGGGGGGAGGGGGTCCGGTGCGTCGCTCGCGTTTTTCTGTATTATCATCACACCCCCCGCAAAATTTTTCGCCATAAGGTTCCCATCGCTCAAGCGTTGTCCCCATCGCCCAAGCGTAGTCTTCTATCGCTTGAAGTAGTCCCAATCCTCAAGGAAGCGTTCATGCTTGGCTTTGGACTTGGGGTTATGTGGGTATAGGGAGATGCGCAGGGCGGAGTCTATGGCGAGAATGGGTATGATGTACCAGGCTTTTACTTTCTGCACATAGGCGGCGAGTACATCGACCTTAGCGGGGTCTATGGATTGTTTCTTGGTGGCACCTGTGGCGGTGGTAACCATATAGCGTCCTAGTCCTGTGCGTTGTGAGTCGAGGGTTTTGTTCTCGGTTCCCTTGATTTGTACTTTAAAGACCCTGCCTGCATCGTTCATGAGTAGGCAATCGATGGGTAGGTAATCGCCTATAGGTGGAAATACATGGAGGTTACGGGAAAGAGCTTCAGTAAAGAAGGTTTGTTCGTAGAGGGTACCTTTACTCTTCATGAGTCACCTCGATGACCTTATCCTCGGAAGCTTCTGCGGGGATAGCTTCAACGGCCTTCTTAGCGCCTTTAAGGATAGATCTTACTTTTTCGGGTGACATATCGGAGGCCCCCAGCTTCACATTGGCGGAAGCGGTTATATTGGTGGGTCTACCGGAGATGGTCATAAATTTGTCGAATAGCATACCTACAGCGTAGGCTTTATTTTGGGGGGGTATTTTATCGATGGAGTCATGTAGGTCATTAAGGGAGTCTGCGACCATATGAGAAAGTTTTTTGGAGACTGCGTTTAGGAATTGTTGCTCAGTCATGTCCATGCCGTACTTGAGGGCGTTTTCAATTCGGAGCCTGTGTTCTTCCTGTCTTGTGCTTAGTTCCATATTTTCTGCTTCTTTCTTTACTGATGATTGCCTGGCGGCGATACGGGCGGCAGAAGTGATAACTTTGGATTTAAGTTTTGCGTCGAAAGGTTTTAGCTTCTTTGGGATACCTCTTGGCATGATTGGATTATTTTTACGAAAAAGTGTTGACTTGTCTATAGTAAACTACAAAAGAGTACGAATGAATACAAAAGTGACGGGCAAGGAGTGTATGGCGATTTTGGCGAAAGCTGGGATTAGCAGGGATGAATTTGCGGGGATGATGGGGATAAAGAGAAGTACGATGCGTACCTGTGTGCATGGTAACCGCATATCTCGGAAGATGGTGGATAAGTTGCGTGAACTTGCGGGTGAGGAGGAGGAGAAGGAGGAGATAGCAGAGGTGGACGCTATGATCGAGGAGGTAGTGAAACCATATGAGGAAATGGTTAAGAAGATGGATGCGAGTGATGTGCGTATGGGGAAGGTGTATTTAATTCCGCAGAATAAGTATTTACGGTTAGTTGAGTTTGCGGATGGGTCTCATGGTAAGTTTCGTGCGAAGCCTGGGAAGTATTGGGTGGGGGATAAGGTGCTATTGAGGTACTTGGAGCGTGATATGTGGGAGGTGATAAGATGAGCGATAATGAGTTGAAGAGGTTAAAGGAGGTTGTAGCTAGGGCGTGTGGTACAACGGTGGATAAGATGGACGCTAGGACGCGATTGGCGGCACCAGCGTTGGCACGCCAGGTGGGGATGTACTATGTGGTTAAGTCGGGTAAGACTTTAGAGGCTACAGGGGAGATATTTAAGAGGCATTACACAAATGTGGTGTATGCGAAGAATAAGATTGAGGATATGCGTGAGGTTGACCCGTGGGTGCAGAATGTGATGCGTGAGGTTGAGCAGGAGATACCTGAGTTAGAGGAAGTGGCTAAATGTGGATAATACCCAAAACATTATCAGCTTTTGTACAGGATACGGAGGGATTGAACTTGGACTTAGACGAGCGGGCGTGGATGTTCGAGCAGTCTGCAATGTGGAGATCGAAGCCTTCGTCCAAGCAAACCTGGTTGCGAAGATTGAAGAAGGACTCATGGATGACGCACCTATCTACTCGGATCTTAAAACCTTCCCTGCACGAATCTTTCGAGGAAAAGTACACGGCATCATTGGAGGATATCCCTGTCAGCCGTTCAGTTCAGCAGGAAAGCGAAAAGGAGAGAAAGACCCAAGACACTTGTGGCCATACATCCGAAGCCATGTCAGGGCAATTAGACCTGTTTGGTGCTTTTTCGAGAATGTCCGAGGTCACACCACGATGGGGCTATGGCGAGTCCTGTCCGATTTGGAAGAAGATGGTTACCGAACGGAGTGGGGCTTGTTCAGCGCGGAGGAAACAGGCGCGCCTCACCAACGCATCCGATGCTTCATCCTGGCAAAACTACCCGACACCAACCTCACGGGATTGGAAGGGGAAACAAGCGAACGAGTACAAGGACGAGAGGGGCGAGGAG